GGGGAGCGACCCGCGCCGACTCCCGCGCTGCGGCTGACGAGGCTGCTGTGGGGGCTGGGCTCATGCTCCAGCGGACCCGCGAGGACGGAAGCACTTATCTCGTGGAGCCCGTGACCGTCTCCCGCGTGGCAGTGGGGCCTGTGGTCATCACGCCGGGGACCTACGACGCCGAAGGCAACGAGCTGACGGCTCCGGTCATCGACAGCCGCCACCACGACAACTGGATCATCACCCCGACGCAGATGCACGCCTCCGGCCGTCCGCTCTGGGAAGTAACCGTCCTGAGCTGGGTCGCCAACGGCTCCCCGATCCCCGCGCGCAACGCAGCTGAGGACGGCACCCGCTACGGCACGGTCGAGCTGATCGACCCGGATACGATCAGTAGCCCGAGCGTGGTGGTTTCGTGAGGCAGGTCATGGTCCTGTCCGTCCCGCACACCGGCACGCGGTTCGTGTGCCGCAAGATTGAGCCGCACGCCAAGGTGCGCCCGGTCCACACGACCGACATCGACGCCAAAATCCGGCGCCATGCCGATGCGTCGGAGGTTGTCATCGTGCCTGTGCGGCGCCCCGAGGACTGCTGGTTCGGCTGGGGAAAGCGCGGCAAGGATCGTCCGCATGAGTTCCTTGGCGCGTGGGTTAACCTGCAGCGGTGGTGCGACGAGCTGTCAGAAAAGGTCGAGGTTTTCCCGGTCGACCATCCCGCCCGCGAGGCGGCCAGGATGCGCATCGGCGCGCGATTGGGCGTGACGCTTGACGACAACTGGACCCCCGTCGGGCGCGAGCACGGTCGCATTACCGAGGCGCCATGCCCGGACGTGTCGTGGCTGCCGGTGCTGGCGGGGCTGTATCTGTGAAAGGCGCAAGAAACGGAGGCGCGACATGATGATGAGCGGACGAGATGGCATCAAGCTGCTGCGAGAGCTGTTCCACATTAAGCAGCGCAACGTGCGGAAAGTGGTCATCACGGCAGAGGTAAACGACGCGATGACAATGGACATCCAGTGCTTCCCCGACCCGGAGGGCGTCGACGTAGAAGCGTCAAACATGGTGGGCGGCATGTACGAAATCACAGTGCGTCGCGTGCCGAAGGAATGAAGCACATCCTCACCACCGCCAACGTCCACGACCTGACGCCGGGCTACCACGGCGACGGCATAGACTTCGACTTCAAGCCGCGCCAAGAGCGCACGGGCGCGGACCTGGCCGACTGGGACGACCTATTCCGATCCGTCCGCACGCGCGGGCTGATCAATCCGCTGGTGTGCTACGGCGATCACGTGCTCATCGGGATGCGCCGCTGGGAATGCGCGCACGCCCTTGGCATCAAAACCTGTCGCGTTGTCAAGCTCCTAGAGCCGGTGCGACAATGGCGGCTGAATGACGTGCGGCGCTTGTACGACTGGCTGCGCACGTCGGGCATCTATCGGGAGACTGCCTAGCATGTACACCGTACCGTCCTCGCCCCTGACGGGCACGACCGGCACGTTCGTCGACCTCGAAGGTCCAGGCGGCGCGACGATCTATCAGTGGCAGATCGAGGGCACTTTCGACTCGGCCACTGCCCAGCTTGAGATCGACGACGCATCCGGCTCTGGCGGCGTGGCGGTCAGCGGCGTGACCGGCATCGACGGCACGGGCGACCTGTCCGGCATCGTCACGATCCCCTGCGGCCGGCAGGTGCGCCTCACCGCATCGGGCGGGGGCGCGAGCCAGTCTCTTACCCTCTACCTGTACCCGCTCCGCTGATCATGGCGGGCTTCTGGTCGCGCTTTCGTCGGGGCAAGTCTCCCGACGCCGAGAAAGAGTCGCGCGCCGGAGGCGTCGCGGCCATGTGGCAGGTGGGGCAGCCGGTTTCGACCCCACACGACTACGCCAACTTCGCGCACGAGGCGTACGAGCGAAACATCGTTGCCTATCGGTGCATCGCCCTGGTGGCCGAGGCAGCGGCATCCGTGCCGTGGCTGCTGTACAACGGCGACCGCGAGGTGGAGGCCCATTGGCTGCTCGACATTCTGCGCCGGCCCAACCCGATGCAGGACTGGGTCTCGTTCGCGGAGGCCATGTACAGCTACGACCTGCTCGCCGGCAACCAGTACACCGAAGCCAACTTTGTCGGGCGGGCGGGCGAGCTGTACACGCTGCGCCCAGACCGCATGAAGGTGATCCCGGGCTCGGACGGCATGGTGCAGGCATACCAGTACAGGGCCGGCGGCAAGTCCGTGACGTGGCGGGCCGACGAGTGGATGGGCCGGTCGCCCATCATGCATACCAAGCGATTCTCGCCGCTGTCCGACTACTACGGGCAGTCGCCGCTCGCGGCTGCGGGCTATGCGGTCGACCAGCACAACGCCGCCAGCCGCTGGAACTTGGCCCTGCTCCAGAACGGGATGCGGCCGTCCGGGGCGCTGCAGTATGAGCCGAAGGAGGGGCCGCAAGAGCTGCCGGACAATCAATATCGCAAGCTGCGCGAAGAGCTTGAGCAGCAAGGCGCGAGCAAAGCTGGTCGCCCTTTGCTGCTGGATGGCGGGCTGAAATGGGTCCAGACCATGCTGTCCCAGCAGGATTCCGATTGGCTCGGCGCCATCGACAAGACGGCCTCCCAGATCGCGCAGGCGTACAACGTGCCGGAACAGCTCGTCGGCGTGCCCGGGCAGCAGACGTACAACAACTATCGCGAGGCCCGGCTCGCCCTGTATGAGGACGCGGTGCTGCCGCTGGTCAACAGCTACGTCCGCGCCTTTACCGAGTGGCTGGCCGTGCCGCTGCTGGGGCCGAACTGGCGCTTCGCCTACAACGACGACGACATCCCGGCGCTGGCGCCGCGCAAGGAGCAGCAGTGGGATCGGTTGCAAAGCGCCGATTTCCTGACCCTGAACGAGAAGCGGCTTGCGCTTGGCTATGAAGCGGTCGAAGGTGGTGACACGCTGTTCGTGCCGTCGTCCATGCTGCCGCTGTCCTTCGCTTCCGAGCCGCCGGCTTTCCCGGCCATCGCCCCCAATGAGGCTGCCGACGCGGCGACTGGTGGGCGCTGATGCCCTACCTCACCGGCCTTGATCCGCGCCGCGAGTGGCGGGCGCAGTCGCGCCTTGCGCTTGGCCTGGAGCGCATGATGCTGGCGACGGTGCAGCGCGAGCTTGAGCGCACGCAGCGCGATGCCAGCGAGGCATACGAGGCAGGGCTCGGCATCGGCTTGGCGCTGGCCCAGCACACCGAGCGCATGGAGCGCATCTATGCGTCGGCCTACCAGACGACCGGCGAGGCGTTCGGGGGCCGGATGCTGCAGCAGGCGCGGAAGGGGGCGCTGTCCAACCTTGTGCGCAAGGACGCGGAGTCGGAGTTCATGGCTCGCCTTCGAGCCATCATCGCCGCGTCGGCGGGCCGCGCCATCGTGGCGTCCGAGACCACGCAGGACCAACTGCGCGCCATCATCGAGGCGGCGGTATCGGACGGGATGAGCCAGCGGCAGGTGGCCGCTCAGATTCGCAACGGCGCGCCGGACCTGCCGGGCATTGGCTTCTTCACGCCCCGCGTGCGCGGGCTCATCATCGCCCGCACCGAGGTGCATACGGCTCAGGTGCAGGCGAACGACGCCGCCGCGCGCGAGGTGGGGGGCGTCGAGCGCAAGGAATGGGTCGCCGCCGAGGACGAGCGCACGCGCGAGACGCACCGCGATGCGGACGGGCAGGTGGTGGCGCTGGATGGATCGTTCATCGTCGGCGAAACCCGCATGGGCGCCCCGGGTGAGTTCGGGGCGCCGGCTGCGGAAGTGGTGAATTGCCGCTGTGCGGTGGCTTACCCTATCGACTGACCCGACGAACGGCCTTGACAACCACTGTTGCACCCGTCTAAAGGCGCGCGATAGAATGGCCCATGTCTTTACCTTGGGCCGTGGCGCATATGCCTGATCCGACCCCGCTGCACCTCAAGTACGCCTCGGGCGCGCTAGACCTCAAGGCCGTGGGCGACGACGGCGCCATTGAGGGCATCGCCAGCGCGTTCCATGTCGTTGACTCTGACGGGGACGTGATCCACCCGGGCGCATTCAAGGCGTCGCTGGAGCGCCGGGGCGGCAGGTCGCCGCTGCTGTGGCAGCACCAGTCCTCCGAGCCGGTGGGCGTGGGCGAATACGCCGAAACCGAGGCCGGGCTGATGATTCGCGGCCGGCTCCTAGTGGACGAGGTAGCCAAGGCCCGCGAGGCGCGCGCACTGGCGAAGGCCGGCGCCCTTGGCGGGTTTTCTGTCGGGTTCATGATCCAGCGCGCGGAGCCTCGCGGCAACGGCGGCGGGCTGGACATTTTCGAGGCGGACCTGTGGGAAACCTCGCTGGTGACGTTCCCAGCGAATCCCCAGGCCCGAATCACGTCGGTCAAGGCGGCCCTTCAGGATGGCGAGCTGCCGACCGTCCGAGACTTCGAGCGGATGCTCACGCGAGACGCTGGGTTCACCCGCTCACAGGCCCTCACGATCATTCGTGACGGCTTCGACGCACTCGCCAAGCGAGACGCTGGTGACGATGCTGACGACGTAATCAAGGCGCTAGAGCGCGCCGTCAAGCAATTCACAGGAGCATCGCAATGAGCGAGCAGAAATCCGCAGTCGAGACCGTGGAGAAGCTGTTCCACGATTTCCGCGAGGCCAACGACGCACGTCTGGCCGACATTGAGAAGAGCGCAGCGACCGCCGCCGACGGCCTTCTCACCGAGAAGACCGAGCAGCTCAACGCCGCCATCACCGAGGCGATGGACCGCGCCAAGGCTGCCGAGAAGGCTGCCGTCGAGGCGTCCCGCCGCCGCGAGCAGGAGGCCGGCGCCGAGCGCGTCAAGGCCGCAGACCTCCGCGCATTCCGCGCACGGGCCGGCGGCGACGCCAGCGAGGACGACTTCCTCGCAGCGAAAGGCCAGTTCGTGGACTGGATGCGCAAGGGCCGCGAGGGCGACTGGCTGTCGAAGGCCATGAGCGTCGACTCCGACCCGGACGGCGGCTATCTGGTCATGCCCGACACGTCGGGGCGCATCGCGACGTTCATGTACGAGTCGAGCCCGATCCGTCCGCTCGCTGCCGTGCAGACGATCAGCACGGACGCGCTGGAAGGTCTGCGCGACCTTGACGAAGCGGGTTCCGGCTGGGTGGCAGAGCGCGGCTCGCGCACGGCGACCAGCACGCCGCAGCTCGGCAAGTACCGCATCCCGGTGCACGAGCTGTACGCCATGCCCGAGACGACCCAGAAGATTCTGGATGACGCCGAGATCGACCCCGAGTCCTGGCTCGCAGGCAAGGTGGCCGAGAAGTTCGCGCGCGACGAGAACGCGGCGTTCGTCTCCGGCGATGGCGTCGGCAAGCCGCGCGGCTTCACCACCTACACGGCCGGCACGCCGAGCGCCACGACCTACGATGTGGTCGAGCAGGTCGGCACGGGCAACAGCGGCGCCTTCGCCGCGTCCGACCCGGGCAACGTGTTCTTCGATGCCGTCTACGCAATGAAGTCCACGTACCGCCAAGGCGCCGTGTGGGCCATGAACCGCAGCACGCAGGCCGCAGTGCGCAAGCTCAAGGACGGCGACGGCAACTACCTGCTGACGCCCGACTTCCGAGCTGGCTCGCTGGGCGTCTCGCTGCTGGGCTTCCCGGTCGCAGAGTTCGAGGACATGGCGGACATCGCGGCCGACTCGCTGTCTATCGCGTTCGCGAACTTCGGTCTGGGCTATCAGATCGTCGACCGGACCGGCGTGCGCGTGTTGCGCGATCCGTTCAGCAACAAGCCCTACGTCCAGTTCTACACGACCAAGCGTGTGGGCGGCGACGTGGTGAACTTCGAGGCGATCAAGCTCATCAAGTTCGGCTCGGTCTAAGGGAGCAACTGACCAATGGCTACTCGTGACATCAACAGCAACGTCTCCGTTGCATCCTCGGTGCTCCCGCTGCTCCGGACCGCGACGGTCTCTGGCTCGGGCGTGGACCTGCGCGGCTTCGACAGCGCAATGGCGATCCTCGACATCGGCACCATCACGGACGGCACCTTCACCCCGAAGCTGCAGGAATCGGACGACAACTCCACGTTCACCGACGTGGCGGCTGCGGACCTGGAGGGTAGCTTCACCGCTGCCACCAGCTCTGCCGACGATGGCGTCCAGCAGGTCGGCTACAAGGGCGACGCCCGCTATATCCGCGTGGTCTACACCGTCACCGGCTCGCCCAGCACGGGCGGCACGGTCGGCGCTGTGATCGTGCGCGGCAACGCGCATTCGCTGCCGGTCTAAGGCGGCGTCAGCAGTACGGTGCCCGGCCGGGGTTTCCTCCGGCCCCGGTCGGGCGCCTCTTTCGGTACGCTGGAGGAGGCGTCCATGCAGGTCTACCAACCGTTCCGATACGTCAACCGCACGGGGCACATTGAACGTGTTGCGCCGGGCGAGTACCAGTCACTGCCTGACGAGGCCGTCGAGGCGGCAGAGCAGGCGGGAGCATTGAAGCCGACGGTCAAGGCGCACCAAGGCGCGCCGACCAACAAGGGGCGCCGACGCCGTGCGAGAGCGTAATGCAGCAGTCGAGGTCCAGTCCGGGCCGGGCTCGGAGCCGGTCACGGTCAACGACCTCAAGCTGCGCCTCGGCATTGCGGCGTCAGACTCGACCTGGAATGATCTTCTTGGCGCGCTGATCGAGACCGCGCGCATCGAGTGCGAGCGCCAGACGGCGCGCGCGCTGATCACGCAGACGCTGGACATCTACTTCGACCACCGGCCGCTTGAGCGCCAAGAGTGGTGGGATGGCGTGCGGGAGGTGCCGGCAAGCGAGCTGTTCGCCTACCCGTCGACGTTTGAAATCCCCCGGATGCCGATTCAGTCCGTCACGTCCGTCACCTTTTACGATGAGGACGACGCTGCGACAGTGGCCGACTCGTCTACCTACATCGTCGACATCGCGTCCGAGCCGCCGCGCGTGGTGCTGCGCCGTGGCGAGGTGTGGCCGACCATCATCTTGCGCAACGCCAACGGCATCGTGATTCGCGTGGTGGCGGGATACGGCAACAGCGGCACGGCGGTGCCCGGGCCGCTCAAGGAAGGCATCCTCGCCCTCGCCGCATACCTGTTTGAGCATCGCGGCGCGTGCGATATGTCCGGCGCGCTGTCCATGTCCGGCGCATCGGCGCTGTGGCGCTCCTACCGCTTGGGCCGGTTCTGATGCGCGTGCGGATCAGGGTCGCGCCTTGGCTGGCTTCGTGGCTGGCCGCGCTGGCTGCTGCCGATGGCGCCACCGATGAGTCGGTGCGGCGGGCCATGTCGGCGGGGCTGAGCGCCGAGGTGGAAAGGTGATGAGGGCGGTCGCAGTGAGCGGGGCGGTCGCATGAAGTGCTGCGACATCACCCCCGGGATGCTGCGCACGACCGTGGCGCTGCAGAGCCAGACGCGCACGCCTGACGGCGCGGGCGGGTTCTCGCGCTCGTGGTCGACCTACGCGACGGTCCAGGGCGGGCTGAAACAGACCTCCGGCCGCGAGACCGAACAAGCCGACCGCTTGTCCGCCCAAGCCGGCTTCCGCTGCGTGATCCGGTATCGCGACGACGTGGCCCCGCAGCATCGCATCGTGATCGACTCGGTGGCGTACCAGATTCGGTCGGTTGAGAACGTAGAGTTCCGGGACCGTTGGCTGGTGCTGTCGCTTGAGTCCGGGGTGGCGACGTGACGGCTGTCAGCGTCAAGGTTGAGGGTATCGACAAGGTGCGCCGTGCGCTGGCTGCCTATGGCGACCGCGCAGAGGAAGTCCTTGACACCGAGCTGCGTAAGACCGCGCAGGACACGCGGAACAAGGCCGTGCGGTCGATCCAGCGCGGGCCGAAGACGGGCCGCATCTATCCGCCTGTTGAGGGTGTGCGCGGAATGCCGCACCAAGCGTCCGCGCCGGGCCAGCCGCCGGCAACCGACTCCGGCAACCTTGCCAATTCGATCACGTTCGAGAAAGAGCCCGGCTCCCGCCCGATCTATTCGGTCGGCACCGACGAGGCATACGGCGCATATCTGGAGTTCGGCACGATGCGGATTGCCGAGCGCCCTTGGCTGCGCCCGGCCGTGCGTGCGGCCGTCAAGGGGCTGGCGCGGCGCGTGGCCGATGGGCTCAGGAGCATCCGCTGATGCTAGCGAACCTGCGCACGTCCATCTACTCGCGGCTGTCTGGATACAGCGCGCTGACCACGCTGCTGTCGTCCTCCGGCGCCATATATGAGTTCGTGCCGCAGGAGTTGGCCGACACGGACGCCGAGTTCCCGTTCCTGTTCATCGGGGACATGGACGCTTCCGAGTTTGACGCCGATGACCGGACGGGGGCGCGGGTGCCAATCACGCTGCACGCATGGTCGCGCTATCGGGGCAAGAAGGAATGCGCCGAGATTCTGGACGCCTGCTACGACGCGCTCCACCGATATACGGCACTTGCGGTCACGGGGTACAATGTGATTGACGTGCAGTGGGACGGGTCGCAGATCATGCGCGACCCGGACGGACTGACCTATCATGGGATCGGGACCTTCGCGGTCCTGATGGACAAAGAAGCCTGACGGCATGGCCGAGGCGCACTAGGGAGCACATACTATGGCCTCTGCATCTGGCCGCGATCTGACCATCGGTTTTGGTTCTCCGACCGCAACGACCCTGACCGGCGTCCGCACCAAGGGCGTGACGGTCAACAGCGAGATGATCGACATCACCAACGACGACGACGCCGGATGGCGCGACTGCCTGGACGAGCCCGGCCTCAAGTCGGTCTCAATCAGCGTCGAGGGCGTGTGGGTCGATGACGTGATCCGCGCCATTGCCATGAGCGCGACCGACGTGGCGACCGCTGCCGAGGTGACGTTTCCGGACACGGCAACCCTGACCGGCAATTTCTTCATCACCAACTACGCCGAGAATGGCGAATACCAAGGCGCCGTGACGTTCTCGGCCACGCTGGAAAGCCAGGGCGCGCTGACCTACACGGCCGCTGCGTAAGACCGACACCGGAGGGAATATGGAAGCCACGAACCAGCGCACGCTGCGCCTGACGTGGGAAGGCAAAGAGTACGAGTGCCTGCCCAACATGCGCGCCCTGATGATGATCGAGGAGCGGGTACTGCTGCACCGGCTCGGAACTCGCATCATTCAGGGCGCGGACGCAATCCCGCCGAGCCATCTGCATTGGGTGGTGTACTGCCTGCTCAACTGCGCAGGGGCGCACCTGACGGCGGACGACGTACACCGCGCGGCGGCAGAGGGCAAGCTCGACACCGACGCGCTGGTGACGGTGGCGACCTGGATCGTTTCCGAGGTGTTCGGAGTTGGGCCTGAAGATGACGAAGGGGCGCCCGATGCGGGAAAGCCGGCCGCGTAGCGGAGGAGCTGTTCTCCGGGCGCGATGTCATCCCGCCGCTACGCATCGACATGCTCATGCGCATCGTGTGCGGCGCGTGGTCGTTTGCCCCGTCCGAGTTCTGGGCGATGACGATGCGCGAGTTCTGGTGGATTCAGTCCTACCACAACCCGCCTGAGCGAGTCGGAACGTCCTCATTCACGAAAGAGGAGGTGCGGCGGATAGCGGAGGAGCAGCGGCGCATTAACGCGGAGCGCGAAGATGGTTGATGTCGAAGGCGTACGAGTCAAGCTAGACGGCGATGATGCCGGGCTGGATCGTGCGCTGCGTCGCGCTTCGGGGCGGATGGAGAACTTCTCCGACCAGGCCGTCCGCGTCGGCAAGGCTGTTGCAGGCGTCACCGCTGCGTCCGCCGCGCTAGCCGCTGGCGCGCTTCGCCTGACTCAGAGCCTGACCGGCCCGCTTGACGCAATGGGCAAGGCCGCGCAGACGGCAGGCGTCACTACCGATCAGATTCAGGAGCTGCGCTTTGCCTTCGGGCAACTGGCCGGCACGACCGACCGAGACGTAGACCTCGCGCTCCAACGCTTCAACCGGCGCCTCGGTCTCGCGCGGCAGGGCGCGACCGAGTACGTCAAGGCGTTTGACTCCCTCAACGTCACGCTGTCGCAGGACACGCCGCAGGCGCTGGACGCTGCGCTGCGGGCCATCGCGCAGATTGAGGACGGCGCAGACCGCGCCGCGCTTGCGTCCAAGATATTTGGCGAGGAGGCAGGCCCGCGCCTTGCGGGTGCGCTGGCGGGCGGCATCGAAAGCGTGGCCGCACTGCGGCGGCAAATTCGCGACGAAGGCGGCGTCATTGACGAAAGCGCCATCCGAAAGGCCGAGGCGTTCAATGATCAGATGGATCGCCTCAGCAAGATCGTCACCGCCGACCTTGCCAACACCCTCATGGACCACGCCGATGGCCTGACCGCTATCGCCGAGGGCTTCGCGGCGATCTCCAAGTTCGCGCTTGGCGCCGTCGCGTCCGTGGCCGAGTTCTCGGGCAACATGGGGCAAGCGCTGGCGCTCATGCAGGCGTCCGCGTCCGGTGTGTCGGACTCGGTCCTGAACGACACTGTGGCCCAGATGGCCGGTGTCGGTGGAGGGGCCGGTGGCACCCCGGCCGCATCCGGCGGCAGCGCACCCCCCAGCATCAACCCGTCCGTGCAGATTGCGGGCGCAGCCCCGGCCATCAACCCGTCCCTGGGCCCGCTCAGCACGTTCCGGCGCGAAGACCAGATCGGCATCTTCGGCGAGGGCGATGAGTTTCTTGCCGGCGCGGGGCTGTCGGATTCGGCGCTCGACAAGATCAGGGAGCGCATGGCAGAGCGGGAGGCGCTGGAGAAGGAGCACTTGGAGGAGCTGGAGCGGCTGCGCAAGGCGTCTATGACGGATCTTGAGCGGTTTACCGAGTCTTCGTTCCGGGATCAGGCCAAGACCGTCGCGGATCAGCTCGCCAACATGACCGCAAGCGTGGCGCAGGAAAACAAGGCCATGTTCGCGCTCAACAAGGCGGCAGGCATCTCGTCGGCCGTCATCAACACCGCCGAGGGCGTGACCAAGGCGCTCTCGGCCTATCCGCCCCCGTTATCGTTCGCGATGGCGGCGGCGCAAGCGGCGGCAGGTGCGGCACAGATCAGCGCCATTGCGTCCACGCCCTTTGGCGGCGGGACCGCCCCATCCGTGGGCGCAACGCCCGCGCCGGCAGTCACGCCCGTCACGAACGGGGCGCCCGGCGGCGGCGTGGGTGGCAGTGGAGAAGGCGGCGGACCCACTCAGACTCTCACCGTATCCGGCATCAGCGACGACGCGCTGTTCACCGGGTCGCGCGTGCGCGCGCTGGCTGAGCAGTTGCTCGAATACCAGCGCGACGGCGGGCAAGTCGTGTTCCAGGAGGCTTGACATGGGACAGATTGTAGACTTTCGCACGACGCGCACCGAGGCGCCCGTGATCGCGCATCGCAATTACTGCGCCGACGGTACCGCGTCTTCAACCGGGGCGGCGGCGGGATACCCAGCGGCTGCGGCCATTACATACGCCACGTATGAGGGGTGGCGCCCAAGCACAAACGACAACTCGATCACCGTTACTTTTTCGGCCGACCGAACTATTAACTATATCGCAGCGGTATATGAAGGCGTTGAGTGCGACGACACCATTATGGTGCAGGCTCAATACACCGTTTCCGGCGCCGGGTCAGCGACGCGCGTGGTAAAAAGCGGACAAGCCTTGTATTTCTTGGCGGCGCCCGGCGTTACGCTTTGGCTGCTAGATGATGTTGAAAACGTCGAGTCTATTACGCTGGTTGTTCTGGGCGGCAACACCTCAAGCTTTCGGCTTGCGACCCTCATGGCCGGGCTGCGCACCGAGCTGCCGCGCAACATCTATGTTGGCGCGACGCCGCTCGGATATGGTCGGCAGACCGTGCTCGCAACCAACCGCGCCGAGGACGGCGGATTTCTCGGGCGCATCGTGCGCCGGCAGTCCTTTTCCAACTCGTGGCAGATGGCAAACATAACCGCGTCGGACTATCGGTCGATCATTGAGCCGTGGGCGCGAGCATCAACAACGCAGCCATTTATCATGGCATGGCGCCCGAACACGGCGCTCGCCAACTTTGGCGACAACTCCGACTTTGCTGCTGGCAACACTGGCTGGAGCTTGGCGGGGATGGAGATCGTTTCCGACCCGTCAAACAGCATTGGCGGGCTGGGGCACACGAACCTTTTGCGCACGACGGGAACCGGGGACAGGCTGGCGGTTAACGATTACCGAATGCCGGTTTCGCAGCTTGACCGGGTGTACATAACGGGCTTCCTGAAAACAAGCGCCGGGGCAACCTTTACGTCCGCTTCCGTACAGCTTGATTGGAGGGACGATTCGGACGCTTTTATCGGGTTTCAAGCGCTGAGCATTTTTTCTGCGGACACGTCTTATAGCTTGCGGGTCGGCACGGCGCGGGCCCCTGACCAGGCTGTCACCGCGAACATATCCTGCCGGGTAGCTGGCCTTACCGGGGGGACGGTCTATTTTCAGCAAACAGCCTTGTTTGGCCCCGAGCAAATCCGGCAATTGCGCTTGACCGAATGCGACTATGTTTGGATGAACGGCGACATGCAAGTATCCAACCAGCGTCCTAACGGAATGATGCAGGTGCAATTTAGCACCAGGGCAGCCGAGGCGTGCGACCTGTGGTGAGGGCAAAGATATGAGCAAGCGCGCCCTCACCTTCGTCGAGATCGACATCGACTACTGCAGCCGGACCTATGGCTCCGCGCCCTGCACCGCTGCGCTTGGAGTGAGCGGCACGAAAAAGTGCTTCAACACCTTCGCGACGTGCCAGGACACGGCCAACTACAACAACAGCCCGCTGACGCTGCGCTACACCTACGCGGCCGGCTACACGGGCGGCATTACGGCTGTCCCCTCGCTGGTCGACCTGCAGCATTCGCCCGGCCGCGTGCGCATTGCCGAGGACTTGGGCGAGCGCGCCAGCGTGCGCTGCGTGTTTGAGGATCACCGGCACTCCGACCTAGACCTCGACAAGTACGTGTCAGACCGGGCCTATGACCCGCTGACGCAGGGCACCTACTGGGGCCGGTTCGTCGCGCGCAACAAGTACCTTGTGGGGCGCCCGCTGCGCACGTATCAGGGGCTGGAAGGCGACGCGCTGGCGGACATGGAAGAGCGGCTGTATCTCATTGAGTCGGTGAGCGGGCCGGACATATCCGGGCGCGTGTCCATCGTGGCGAAGGACCCGCTGCGTCTGGCTGATGGCGATGCCGGGCAGGCGCCGGCAGCCAGCACGGGCCAGCTCTCGGCTGCGATCACCAGCTCCGATACGAGCGCCACGCTCAAGCCGACCGGCGTCGGCAACTCCGAGTACCCGGCGTCGGGCAAGGTCGCCATCGGCTCCGAGATCATGTCGTTCACGCGCTCGGGCGATACGCTCACCCTGACGCGCGCTCAGAACAACACCGAGGCCGACGACCACGACGCGGACGAGACGGTCCAGCTCGTCCTCGAATACTCGGCAGACCCGCCGGCCACGATCCTGGAAGACCTGCTGACGACCTACGCAGGCGTCCCGGGCGCATACATCGACTCGACGGAGTGGGCCACGTCCGACACGCTGTTTGTCGGACGCAACTACTCCGGCATCATTGCCGAGCCCACGCCGGTGCGGAAGCTGGTGTCTGAAATCCTGCAACAAGTCGGCGCCTCGATGTGGTGGGACGAGATCGGGCAGGAGGTGCGTTATCAGCCACTGCAGGTCATCTCCGGCCCGCCTGTCGTCGACGACAGCGTGATGCTGGCCGACTCGTATGCGGTGCGCGCGCAGCCGGACAAGCGGCTGTCACAGGTGTGGACCTACTTCGGCCGCGTCAACCCGCTTGAGGACGAGGACGACGAGTCCAACTATACGGGCGTCGCCGTCACCATCGAGCCGACTGCCGAGGGCGAAAACGAGTACAACCGGCCGGCCATCCGCAAGGTGTTTTCGCGCTGGATCACGTCATCGGCGCGCACGGCCGCGCTGGACATCAACGCCAAGCTACTCGCGCGCCGCCGAGACCCGCCGCGCCTGCTGTCGTTTGACCTCCCGCGCTACGAGGACGGCCTCGGCTACAGGGTCGGGCAGTCCGTTGCCGTCCGCAACTGGGCGACCCAGGATGACGAGGGCGCGCCCCTGTCCATCCCCGCGCAGATCGTCAGCGTCGGGAGCGGATGGTCGTCCCTGCAGGTGATCGCGGAGGAGTTCACGTTCACCGAACAGGAGGCGCCCGGCGGGGGCGCAGGCGGTGGCGGCGGGCTGAATCCGGTGCGCGGCATTGACATCATCGTGGACGAGGCCAACGTCAACATCCGGTCCAAGTACGACACCGACTACGCCGACCCCGATGATCTGCTCCAGCCCATCGACTCGGTGCAGACTGGCGCGGATACGATCACGATTGCCGGGCATGGATACGCCGAGGACGCGCGCGTCATCCTGTCGGGCGGGACCGCGCCGGGTGGCTTGACGCTCGGGACCGTCTACTATGTGATCAACCCGACCACCGACACCTTCCAGCTTTCCGCCACCGAGGGCGGTAGCGCCATCAACCTGACGACCTCGACCGCTACCAGCTCGGTGCGGTTCGTCATCGACATTCCGGTGGTCATCGATCCGGGCGTGCAGGTCTACAGCACCAGCACCAGCAGCCCGGCGCTGGATATCGGCTCGTGGCCTGAGGGCGGCGTCAACATCACGCTCACCATCCGTACGGGCGCGGTCATCACGGGCGCAGGCGGGGGCGGTGGCGCAGGCGGAACGGCCGGCGGCGGCAACGGCTCGGCGGGCTCGGCGGGCGGCACGGCTCTGTACACTCGTCAGGACGTGACGGTCGCCAACTCGGGCACTATCCAAGGCGGTGGCGGTGGCGGTGGCGGTGGTGGCTGCGCCACTGTCGAGATCGCGCCCGGCGAGTTCGCAGACGCCCTAGGTGGCGGCGGCGGTGGTGGTGCGGGACGCGCAGGCGGAGCCGGCGCGAACTTCTTGGCCGCGGACGGCACGCTGTCTGCTGGCGGATCGGGGGGCTCCGGGACGACCCTGCTCGGCGCGACCGGGGGCTCAGGCGGCACGGGCGGTGCGCCCGGATCGTCGGGCTCGGCGGGCTCTAGCGCCACGGGCGGCGACACGAACGGATCGGGCGGCGCAGGTGGCGCGGCGGGCAACGCCGTAGACGGCGACAGCCAGATCACCTATTCCGCTGCCGGGACCATTACCGGCCCACAAGTCAACTAGGCGATGATGGTGCTATCATTGAGCCATCGTCGCGCGAACACAGGTCACAGTGATAGCATGGCCCTTACTTCTCAGCAGGCGCAGACCGTGGAGCGAGCAACGGACATTGCGGCGGTGGGCGTCTTGGGCGGGGCGGGCTTTTCGTGGGCGGTGGCGAGCGACGTGGCGAGCACGATTGCTGCTGTCGTGACCATCCTTGTCGGCCTGATCACCATCGCCTACAAGGTGAAGCACTGGGATGGAGGGCACAAGAATGATTGACCCCCGCCACCTGCACGTCGCCGCCATCGAGCCCGCCTATGCGCTGCTCGGCCCGAAGTATCGCTCGCCGTCCGCCACGGTCATGCTGACGGCTATTGCGCTGCAGGAATCCGGCCTGCGCCACCGCTATCAGATCGGCGGACCGGCGCGAGGGCTGTGGCAGTTTGAGCCAATCGGCTGCGAAGGCGTGTTGACGCATCCGGCGTCCAAGGACGCCGCGCAGCGCGTGTGCCGGTCGTTGATGATCGCGGCGGACGTTGGGGCAACGTATCACGCAGTAGCCTATGCCGACGTGTTGGCAGCCGCTTTCGCGCGACTCGCGCTCTGGCGGCTCCCGCAGCCCCTGCCGGCGCTTGATGCCGAACCGGATGAATGGTGGGACCAGTACATTGAGTGCTGGCGCCCCGGCAAGCCGCGCCGCGAACGATGGAACGAAAACCTGGCGATTGCGCTTGAGGCGCACGCCGCTTAACGGAGAAAAGCAATGGACAAGATTCCCGGCAAGACCATCCGCAAGCTCGTAGTCGCCTTCGTCGGCATGATCGCCATCGTGCTCGGCCCCGACGTGCTCGGCCTCACCCCCGGCGAGGAGTTCTTCGGCGTGGGCCAGGAAACGGTGGTCGGCCTCGTGCTGACCGCCCTGACCGCGCTCGGCGTGTACGCCGCGCCGAACGATCCTGCGTGATCAACCTGATTCGCCTGCTCCTGTCCGCCGTCGACAGCCTGATCCGCTATGCGCGGGACAGGCAGTTGATCGAGGCGGGCGAGGCGCGGGCGGCGCTGGAGGGCGCGAATGCGGCACTTGACGCAATCAACCGGGCGCGCGCTGCTCGCGCTGCTGTGCAGCACGACCCTGACAGCGTGCGCGACGACCCCGACAACCGCGACTGACTGCGTGCCGTGCGCTGCGCTTGAGCCGATTTCGTTCTCTGGCTCGGGCGATACGGCAGAGACGGTGCGCGAGGTGCGGGAATACAATGCCGTGCTACGGGAGGTGTGCCATGACGCCAATCGCGAGTGACTTCTTGGTCGGGGCGTGCATGGCGCTCGCCATGATTGCGCTGCTAACGGCACTTCCCGGACTGGCTGTAGGCGCGGCGCTGGTGGCCGCTGCGTTCTGGGTGCAGAGCTGCGAGAAATAGGCGCCCCGTTGTCGCCGGGGCCACACGGACAGAGCCTGGCTGCCGCTGTGCGCCGCGCCTTGACTATCCCCTCGATCCACCGAGGTTAAGGCGCACAGCGGGAGGGTTCGCCATCTCTGCCTGCGGGTGTTGCCCCGACCGCCCGCTGCGGGCCCCCGTATTAGCCCCCGGGGGAGGGTAATTCTGTCACCACTTTCGAGACGCTAGCGCCCGCACCCTCTCGCGCTGTCGTTTCTGTTTCCAATACCTAGCCCTGTCCTGCGCTCGCCTGCGCAGCGTTACGGGATCGGTCGTGTCTACCCCCTTCCGGCACCCGCACGAGCTTGTGCGGCCACTGCGGAGGCTGGGGCCCTGCCGCACGACCACGCGCCCGCAGTCGCACCGGCACCGCCAGCACGCCTTCCCGCGCGCGCTTGACCCTGCGCGGCGGGTGACGACAAGTCGACCGAAACGCTGGCCGGTAAGGTCGAGAACCCTGCTCACCACTTCATCCGTGCCAATGCTATCGCCGCGCCGCCTGCCTCTGGCGGCTGAGCTGGGGCGCGCCGTTGGCGCCTAGCCCTCTGGCGGCAATCATTGCACACCCGCCCCGTCGCCCCCTCAAACATGGCTAGCGGCTGGCGCTTCTTGCACTTCCTGCACAGGCGGTCACTTCGCGGGCCGAGCAGACACCCGCAAGACCTCGTGTAACCGCTGCGCAGACAATAGCCGCGCACCAGCTTGGCCCCGCCGCAATCGCACCGGCACCACCATTGCGCCTCACCGCGAGGCTGGCTAGGCCCTTGGCGCTCTACCACCAGCATCCCAAAACGCCGCCCGGTCATGTCGATGGTCTTCACAGCAGCGCCGCCCACGCTTGTCGCGCTTGCGTCTCTGCGTCCTCTGGCGAGGAAGCCCAGCCCCACCAGCGGAACCCGTTGTAGACCTCGTAAGGGTCCGGCGTCTTCTTCTCGACCGGGCTATTGGCCCAGGCCGATCGCAGCGAAGCCGGGGCGCTGCGCGTCAGGTCGCCGGATGCGGCCGAGGGCTTCACGAAAGCGTCCGACGAGTTCGTGTCGAGATCGTTGCGCAGCTCAACAAAGTAGATCACGGGCGTGCGTCCTTCTGGTCGGTGAGTTCGGACATCAGAGAAACCGCGCGGCGGATCGTGCGCGCGCCGCTGTGGCCGTGTGACAGGTCGCGCCGCGCCTGGCGCTGCGCAAGGGGGATGTAGTCCTGCGCGCCGAGGGCGCGGCCCTTGCGAGCGATCAGGGCGGCGATGGCGGTGGGGCGGGTCATGGTGGTGGGCTCCTCGGTTGGTGCGCCCCGAGGAGGGGCGCGATGTTAAACCTTTTAACGTTAAAGGCTTAGGTTCCTATAAAGAGCGTCGCGATACTTTGCAATGTATCGATTGAGGATGTTGGGGTTGCCGGTGTTAACCGACCGCTGAACAATCTTTCTCTCTTCCGCGGTAAGTTGGCGCAGCGCTTGAACTGCGGCTGCAATGTTTTGGCGCTTGTGCGAGGTGTGGAATTCTGCGCACTGAATTGCTTCTGCTTCGCTCATGCCTGCTTCCTCTTTCTGTGTGGCGCCCCGTGCGCCGATGTGTCCACTCTACCAACCCCACCGCCCCGCTCAACAACTTTCCGCACTCACCCGACGAACGGTCGGCGCGCGCGTGGTATCGTTGGGGCTCCAGCATAGGAGGGCCAGAAATGGCAGCGCACTTTCCGCCGTTTGATGACGATGATGCCCAAATCGACGCAGACTCCAAGTCCGTCACCTATCCGCCCGGAGACATTACCGGAACGGGCGGGGAGCCGCCGCGCGGCGTTATTTTAGGCGCCTCCGCACCCGATCCCGTCAACGCCCCACCCCACTACCGCCAGGGCGACATCGAGTGCATCGACGCCATCCGCGCCGCCCTCACGGACGAGGAGTGGCGCGGCTACTGCAAAGGCAACGCGATCAAGTACGTCTGGCGCGAGCGGCACAAGGGCGGGGACGAAAGCGTCGCCAAGGCGGGCTGGTATCTTGAAAGGATGCGGCGCAGTTGAGGGCTACCTCAAACTCTGCAAAATAGCCCGCCGCACGTAAGGCGGGATGGGCTCGCGCCCATCTCGCCATGCCTCCCACCGCTTGATGCCAACGCCGAAGATGCGCGCCGCGTCCTGGCCGTGGCGCTCCTCGGCGGATTCGATGAGGGTGGCGGGGGTCATCGCTCACCCCCTTCGCCTTGACCGCGCTGATTGAGCGCCCGGGCAAACCGCAACTCCGGGCTGTCGAGCAGCTCCTCGCACGCGGTCAGCACGCGCCGGACGCCCTCCTCCTGCTGCGCGAGCGCCTCATGGATCGCTGAAAACTGGGCTTCGAGCGCCTTCAGGCGGGCAAGGTGCTCGTCCTGCTTCGGCGGCTTGACCGGCGGCATCGGCACCTCCTTGCTGACTTTAGGCAGCCCGCCTTCGCCGCACCGCGTGCACTGGCCGTAGGTGTTCGGCGTCGAGTGCCAGCCGATCTGACACCGGAGCGGCTTCGGGGACAGGCGCGGCAGAGGCGGCGGGGGCGGCGGGGGCGGCGGCGGTTTGCGATAGGTCGGCGGCGGGTTCGCGATTTTCTTCACCCCTCACCCCCTTCGCCCAGCAGGGCGCGGGCCTGCGCCACAATTGCTGGGTCATTGCTGTACTCGTGCACGTACATAACGAACGCTTCCAGCTTTTCGGCTCGCGTGACAATCCCCGTTACCCGCTCCCGCAGCGCGGCTATCTCGGCGTCGGCGTCGTTCGCGATGTCTGCACAAGCGTGCCGTGCGTCGCGGTGCCCCTCCTTGTACTCCATCGAGCAGTCCATGCGGACGCGCCCATTGGGGTACTTCGGCTGCACGTTCATCATGGCGCCGTGATAGCTCCGCTCACCCATCCTCGCGGCCCCCTTGGCTCAGCAAGGTCTCGGCCTTTTCCACGG